CACCGTTCCTCTAGCTGAGAGTTGCCCCTTTCGGGGCTTAGTCTACCACAGATTCGTCCACGGTAAGGCTCAAGCCATCTTGCGACAGCAAGCGCCGAATACTAGGCAGAACTCTCCTAGCTTCTTTCAACCGCGGATAGAGGAATTGTATAAGCGGCTTATTGAATGGGTGGTCGGCGACCACACCCCTCGAAAGGAGGTGGTACTTCCGTAAGAGCTCCTCGAAGAGCTCCCCCTTCAGACCCTTGTCGACTCCCTGCAATTGCAGAAGGTCCTCGACATTCCCTGCGAATGCCTCCACAGGTATTCCGAGAAACTCGGGTCTACTGGTGATCTGGTCGATCGCCAGCGGGTCCCAAGATTTACTCTTGGGGTCCGTACCCATGTTGCGGAAGTGTCCAACATCAGAGTACTTGTAAGAGTACCAGTTGGCTTGCGCAACGCGGATCCGGACGACAACACCGCTCTGAGACTTACGGGGAGCTGAAAGCTCCCACGCCATGGCTCTCGCCAGGCGCTCCTGGAATGGTAGTCCCCTCGGGTTCCATCCAAAACCCACTGGAGGTGCGCACTCTGATAAGAAGCGCACCACAGCCCGCTGACGCGGTAAAAGGGTTCGGATGACTCGCGGCCCCATCGATTTCACTTGTTCTAGAAACGAGTTGTCATGACTCTCGTTCCCATACTTGAGTCCATGGAGGATAACATTCGGCAGGATAACTCTTCCTGCGAATTCAGCCACTTTCCGCGAGGTCAGTGACTTCTCCATGCTGATGGAGCAACCTATCACACCCAGCACGCGCTTATACTCCTCAGCTACCGAGTCATCCCAGATGACGATGTCATCACCAAGGATCCGGTAGGGGAAGGACTTTGCAAAAGTCGTCTTCCCCGGAAGCTGAGTGCTCGTATACTTCCCCAGTTTCACACATATGCCTCTTACAAGGGCATGGTGACTTAAGGAAAACAGTGCGAAGCATGGTCGTAACCCCAATGGAATGCCACGGTTCCAGCGCAACACGCGAACGGCCTTGGAGACCGGTTCACCAAAAGGCACATGCCAAGTGCCCGATGAGACCCCGGCCAACAAGCGTCGCGCGGATCCCGGGACTCTTGCGAATCCTAGGACCATCTCTACTAACTCGTAGGGATACAAGTCAGTTGCGTTGCTCAAGTCTACACTGTGGACATTTCTGCCCTCAGCGAGCTTGCCCTGGACTGTGAACACACCGGTGTCCTGCCGGTAGCAACAGTCCTCTGGAACTCGCTTCAGCCACGAGAAGCTATACTCCCCAAGGGGGTCAAGCGCGCGTTGGAGTACGCGATTAGGATTCGCGACTGCGCGCAACTTGTACCCGGGTTCTTGAATGAACCCGATTGTGCCCACGAAGTGAAGCGGCCTCACGGCCGCACCATAGCGGGCATATCCCTTAACTTTGCCAGCCCAGGCGGAGCCAGCCACAACAGGTTCAATGAGTTCCTGACGGACCTCATTATCGAAACTGTTGTAAGTCAGGATACTCCTGATTTGAGTCAAGAGCTCCCTCTCCGGCAGAGTTCGTCTACCGTGGGGAATACGCTTACCCTCCCGTGGCGGAAGGGTTAAGAGAGGTTGGGGTTCGTACGCGTAACGTCGGGGTTTGGGTAGGGTGCCCAAACCGAGTGCTACGTACGCTTGCGCTTCGCGCAAGTTGGATTTCGTTGGCTTCGGTTTTCGCACAGCAGAAGAGAACTTCTTCCACTGGTTCCATGTAACATGCGCGCTCGAGTAGCGCGTATGCACGATGAGTGCCTGCCATACCAGATGGAGCTTCCGACGGTTCTTAGCCGTCAGGCCAAGCACGAACAGATGTCCGAAAACGCCCTTTGGAACTCTCTCAAGTTTTCCATCGGGCAACCGGACACTTCGCTTGGCATAGGTTCCAAGAGGTTCCAAACCTGCGAGCATCCTCACAAAATCGGTTTTGAGAGACTTTAGTCGGGATACGGTCCACTCCGGTCCGTGATCCCTCTCCCATTTCTCGATTAGTTGCACTATCTGTGTGACTACAGTAGGATGCAATCCTACCGCCCTCAGCCGTACGGGAACGTCGTTTAGGTGCCTTATAGGCATAGCCGTCCTCCTTGGTATATACCAGGTTTTCGGCCCCAAGCACGCTTTCGCGCGGCCGCTCA